CCCCGGGCCGCTTCCTCTACGGCTGCGGGTGCAANCCCGCCAGCCAGCCCCGCCACGAACTGTCCCACCGGCCCGGCACCCTGCTGGCGCGCGTATTCGGATGCGGTGGCTCCTGTAGCTCCACTCACCCCAGCGCGGATGGCATTCGGGACCGTCGCGACTCCGCCGAGGCCGCCTAAAGTCAATGCACCCGAAGCCCCACGAATGGCTGCAGAGCCCAGTTGCTCGCCCGAGGTTTCAGGAGTCGGGGCCCCAAGATAAGTGAGCGCTTTGGATAGCAACTCGCTATAGGATGGCATCTGCGGCAAATGTGCGCCGAGATAGTGGTTAACCGCCGAGATCGTCCACTGCTGAGGGGTCTTCCCCGTAAGCGCGCTGGAGATGATGTTCACCGGGTTCTGATCCACCGCGCTCAATAGGGTACCGCCCACTCCTTCGCCCACGGCGCGCCCGCCCAACGCGACCTGTCGGCCTACGTCTGTGGGCGCTTCAGAAGCCGTTGGAACGGCTTGTGGTTGCACGACAGGGTCATCCTTCCATGAACCCCCAGAAGACGCCTGAGCGACGACAGGATCATCCTGCCAGCCCATTACCGTTTCGTCCGCGTTGAGCCGTCAGGAGCGATGTATTGCGCCCCAGAGGGCACCTTGGCGTAGTCGGCATCCGAAGCGATCTTCATCGGAGCGCCTGCGTTAGCTGGCAGCGGAGCTGCATTCGGCACCATGTACTTGCGCGTCGATTCAATCTCCTGCGCACGCGCGGCTTCCTTCTGTGCCTTCACATCTGGCCCATCACCAGGCTGCGGAAAGAACTGCTTCCACGTGGATCGAATCTCATCCGGGTTGGCCGTAGCGCCGGACTTCAGATAGAGCAGGTTCGCAGCCCACCGAAGGCCCGCAGACTCGTATTTCCTGAATTCATCCGTTTGAGCGACTTTTGCGACATTGCCCGGTACGCCACCGAGAAAAGCGTTCCATTTGCTGCTCGTGTCTGTGCCCTTACCACCTGCGGTCATACTCTGGATCTGCTTCTCGGCATTCATCATGCTATCGAACAGCACCGCGTTTTTTTTGTCAGCCTCGCCCATGGGCTTCTGAGAAGGCGGCCCCAAGGCGGGACCTTCGGTCTGGCCGGGCGTCACCCACTTCTGCGTCTCGGTGCCATCGGGATTCTTGACCGTCACCAGTTGGGGCTTGTTGGCGCGGCCTTGCTCCAAATCCTGCCCGCGCATCGTGACGGCCCGACTTGCTGCAGCACGGGCATTCTCTGCTGCGATATTCGTCCTCTGTCGGGCAACCTCGCCCGCCTGCGTATTGGCGGCGCGCTGATCCTCATGCTGGACCTGAAAGACCGTCTTGGGATCGACCAACAATTGCTGCGCGTGATCGCGAATGCCCGCAGCCATTTGCCGCACTTGATCAGGCGTCAGTTTGTCGAATGTTCCCGGGGCACCGGATTGCGCGTCGTACTGCTGAATAAACTCAGGATGCTTCGCTTTGATGAAGGCGATGGGATCTTTGGCTACCATGGCTTCGCTGGCTGAGGCATACATTTGGCGGTAGGTCTGTTCGTCCGCCTTGGCAACCAATTGCTGTTGCTGAGCGGCGATCGGAATCGCGGAAGCGCCGCCCGCTTTGATCAGATCAGCGGAAGCCGCATTGGGATTGTTTTTCAGGACCTGATCCAGCGCCGAACTCTGCGCTTCCTGATCCTGGGCCTGCTTTAGTTGCAACGCTCCGTATTGCTGACGCTGTTGCAATCCCTTGATCGCTCCAACTTGCTGCAGGATATCCCCGAGATTAATGGGTTCGTAGGCCATACTAACCCCCCCCCAGCGGTGCCTGGTTGGGAACTCCAGGGTTCAGATACTTGTACAACAGCCAGTTACTCGCCAGTCCGTTAGCCGTGTTTCCAATAGTCTGGCCAATCTGATTATATGCAGAGGCGCGCGCATTACCGGCGGAGAGCAACGCATTGCTGTTGTTGTTGGCCATGTTCATTCCGGCAGCCGTCGTGGAATTGGTCGCTGACTGTCCCGCTCCGGCAACGCCCGAGAGCCGGCTGACATAATCGCCGAAATTCTGATTGGCCAATCCAGTGGCATAGGTCTCCCCTGCCTTTACGGCCGCCCCGGAGAGCAATCCGCCGCGAGCAGCGGCAGACCGATTGATCGCGTCCTGCCCTTGGCCCAAGTTGAACTGGAAGTCCGGCGAGGTCGAAAAACTGGAAAAATCAGCCTTTCCAGAACCCTTCACGACATTGCCATTGGCATCCACCGTGTCGAGGCCATAGAGTTTGGCAATCTGATCAAGTGCACTCCCACCCGTGGTGCGCCAGGGGGCCAGATCCGAGCGACTTTGCTCATATTCGGAATTCTGCTGATTGATTGCCGCGCGGGATGCGTCACGTTGAGCGCCCGCCGCCTTGTTGGCCGCATAAATGCTCGCGCCTGCGCCCACAGCCGCTGTAGCGCCAATGGCGATCGCGGCGCCCGCTGAGATAGCGGCTGTCACGGGGAATCCTCCGTCAAGCGCGCATGCACCATTGCGCCCAACTGCAAAATGGGATCAGGAGGCAAAAACCACTTGTTTTCCAACACTTCAACATCGCGTTCTTCATCCTCATTGGGGTGATAGGTCCGTCCCACAATGGGAGTGAGTGTGTAGACGATGAGTTGATAGTTCGGCACGGTATGCATCTCAAACGGTGCCTCAATCACGCGCCGACCTTCTTCACTCACGTGTAACAAGCTGCCACTGACTAATTCGCACCGATGGCCAAAAATGTGGGGACGTCCAACCATGACGATGCCTGCTGGAATCTTGATTTCCCGGATATACAGGCCGGGTTCGAAAATATGACTCACCGGCGCTTCGGTGCCGTCAGCCATCACTTTGAGCTGGTAGGCGATGTAGGCTGTTTTCTCCAGGAACGTCAACTCCGGCAGCTGGTCCCACTGGGGGATAGGGACGTCGTTTGGCATCGGCCATCATCCTCTGGTAGCACAGCATCTGAGCGACACCGGCATTCAATTTCTTGAGTTCTTCGAGAATCGCTTGCGCTGTTGCTTCGTTCATACGACCTGATACTGAAAGACAAACATCATGACCCGGTTACTCGTGTCCACCGCAATGAATTGCAGGCTCGCGCGATCATTCGTGAGATCACTCAGTATCGCCGCTCCCTGACCAGCCACGGTGTTGCAAAAGGCGATGCCCGAGCACTGCTTGTTGTCCGTGAAGTTCGACGCGATGGGGAGCGAGATACCCAATTCCACCGCGCCTGCGGCCGTGGGGTCCAGATCCACCCGGCCTGACACCGTCACCACGCTTCCAATTCTCGTGTAGGCGCAGAGATTGGCTCCCGAAGTATCCAGATTGGTCACGTTCGTGAGCGTCGGCGTGTACGTGCCCGTTGCGAATGCGGCGGCAAGGGCTGCAGTAATGGCCGTGGTCACTTCGGAATCGCGCGCGATAGTTGACGGAATATCCGTGTCCGCCAGCGCTCCAAACCCCAATGCCCCGGCACGGCGTACGAAGAACGTATCATCCGTCGTCGCGCCGATGTCCGCGGGCGTTCCTGGCGTATTAGTAACACGCCCAATGACGCTAGTGGGAATACTGTCGCGCAACTTTGGGTTAGTGACAACCTTGTCCGCCAACTTCGTGATGGTGACGGAGTTGTCATCTGGCACCACTGCGGTTGACCTCGTCCATCGATCCCAGTCTGCTTGGTTGACCGGCGGAAACCCAGGCGGCTTAAGCGGCATTCTTCAGGATCGCCTGTATCAATGTGCGCCGGACGGGATCTGATACCTTGTACCGATACACACGATCTCGAGACTGCCCCAGCCGGTTAAACAAAGCAGCACGGCGAAAGTCTCCGGCCTTACCCAACTGACGCCAGATCTCATTCGACCATGTACGTCCACCGTCATCCGACCAATCCAGCATGACTCGGGGATCTTCGCCCTGCCCCGTAGTTCCCACGCCCTGTTCGAAGACGAGCTCGAGGGATGCATGCGGGATGAGCAGGTTGTCCTGTGCAATCGCGGGGGCGGCAACCTGAGACACCAGGGTATCGCCCCACTCAGTGAACGTGCCGGCGTCCAGAATCCCGAGTTTGTTCGAGGTACGATCGCCCACGTAGGTCGTGTTGTTCCCCCGGAGCACGAAGGCCGCGCGCCAGTTCGAATATCCGTAGGACTGCCGCTCATGCCAAAGCTGGGTTGACACATCGTAAACCCACGTGGCCTCGTTGTAGGTCAGCCCATACATGGAATGGCCATTCTCAATCCACGTACTCCCAACGCATTCCTGGGCGGCGTACTTCGCAATGGCCTGCTCCATGGCGGTCTGCGAGATCCGTACCGGGGTATAGCCATTGACCCGTCTGACCGTACCGTCGGTAGCGGGAAAGAAGATGGAATTGTCGATCTTCGCCGGTCCATACTTGGACGTAGTCCCGATCTCCATGAAGCCCGAGGACGTGCGGCTCAACGGGAAGGCGGGATCACCTGAGTTGTACCAAACTTCCGTTGTCTGACGGCCAAAGAGAAACAGTTCCCGGTGATCAACAATGCCGACCACCACGTCATCGGGTGCGGCTTCGGCGGAAGCAAAATCCAGCGCATCCCACCCGGAAGGATCAAAGGCCGTGTGATTGACGTATACCCGTCCATCTCCTGGGCCTCCGACCATATAACCGTCGAGGAACGCGACCCACTCATAGCCAGGGAAGTCAGGATCCGTGATTTGTGCGGTGACTGCCCCATCCCACAGATAGGAAGGGCCGTTCACCGTCACCATGACGTGCGAACCATCCCCGTCGATGAAGACCGGTCCCGCGCCGGGGATTGAACCCAAAGGAGTAACCAGTCCTCCCGCCGTCACGCTGTAAAGCTGAGTTCCCGAGACGACGTAGCCGAGATTGTTGACGATCTCTGCCCCTCTCATGGGGCCAGTGCCGAAGCTCAGGAAGTCCTTAATCCCGAAACAGGCGACCACTGCCGCAGCCGTTTTAGCGGCGGGCGGTGCCGGCTCGAGGTAGCTATTGACCATGCGTTGGGCGGACAGCGGCAGCGATGCGTGCTGGTAGCTGCTCGTACCAAAGGGAATCTGCGGCATCAGAAGTACTCGGCTCTCACCGGTCGCGAGACGACTGTAGGCGAGAGAATCTTCCGCAGCTGCCGCTCCGCTATCGATGTCGTCGGTAGCCCCAGAATGCCTTCAGAGGCGAGCTTGGACCGCTTGGGCTCCCCCAACATGAAGGTATCGACCAGCAAAGCGGCCACCATGGCTGAGATGCTATCGACCATCACTTCATCGATGCCGTCTTCCAGATCAATGGTCGCGATGTCCAACTCCTGGAGTTGCTTTTGAACCGCGACGCACTTCTTCCGGATCTCCTCCGCGTCTTCCGCCGAGAGTGAGTTTCCCACGGGGAGTACTCCCAGCTTCTTGGCTACCTCTTCCTTGAACTGGAAAAAGTTGACAGACACGGAACCTCCCGGAATTAATCAGTCCCTTGGCAACCAGCGGTGGAACATCCTTGCTCCACCCTTTCGTGGCCGCGACGGCGCCGTAGCCCGGGAAAGTACCGGACCACGGCTCATCGCCTATCAGCTCAACCTTCACTGGTTTACGCAGAGCACGGTCAGATTGAACAATCCAGCCGCAGGGGTCGTCGCTACGGTCGTGATGTTGATCTGGATCTTGCTCCGGGTCGTGATGGCCAACGGCGCGGGAGAGACTCCCCAAAACGCAGATCCCGCACCCGAGCCCGTGGTGACACCGGTAATCGCATCGGTTGAGCCGATGGTGATCTTGTAGACCAACGCAGATGCGGCCAGAGAGGCTGTACTGATGATGAATCCCACCACCGTGACGTTCTCGGGCACATACCCGAGCTCCACGATGTCGCCCACGTCATCCAGAGAGGTGGTGGCGATGGTCGCGCTATAAGGAATTGCGATGAGTCCCGCACTGTAAGGCTTGGGAACCTGGTGGATAGCCGATGCCGCCACCGCAACTGTTGCTGCTGTCATGTCATTCTCCTAGGGTGGTGGATCAGGCGTCGCCGACCGCGCTGAAGAAGCCCGTCACTACGCCGGCATCCTTCGGGGTGGTGGTATCAGTCGCGCCAGTGCCGAACTGAAGCTTCGCGACCTCATAGATCTGCTGGACCGCGATGCCATGCTTGGTTTTGTAGTCCCGATCTTGCTCACGGGTATTCCAGCGCTGAGCAAGCGCATATCCCATGGCCTGTGCGCCACACAGATACACCTCACCCACGTCGATCGAGGACGCGCCCAGTGCGAGCCACTTGTTTTGGCTGAGTTCCGGAATCTCGCGCACGATCACGCCGTCCCACACGATGTCACCATCGGTGAAGAGCGGGTTGTCCGTGCCCCGATCCAATGCGTACTGGCGTGACTGGATGATGTTGGTGTCGAGCTTTAGATCCCGGAAGGGTTCCGAGCCTGCGAACATGACATACCACTCCTCATCCCCGTTGACCTTGATGGGGCGGATCTTGGGAGAGGCGTTTTTCGCCAGCCTCTTCATTACAGAAACCGCCGACGACGTCAGCTTGTCATTGGTCGAATCGACGTTGCCCAGGGCCGTGGCAAACGTCGCACTCCAGTTGCTGTTGGCAGCCCCGTACAACACGCGGTCCTTGTTCTCAGTTGACCAGACGCCCAAGGCCGTGGCGTTGGTGGTCTGGAAGGCGGACGTATTCCCCAGTCCCGAACCCGGTCCCGTCGTGACATTACCGGCGCCCGCCGCGACCGCATCCTTGGAACCCAACGCGGCCAGAAACTTATCGCGCGTGTGCTCCATCGACCAGCTCATCAGCACTGACTTACCGGCATCGCGCAGGCTAATGGCGGTCACCTGCTCTTCGAACTCAGGAATGACCACGCCGTGGCGATACAGATTGATGGTCAGCGGGAAGGAGCGCTGACTCAGGTCTTCCTCGAAGCCTTCCAAGGTCTGGTTGTTCTTCTTGCCCGGCGCCTGCAGGCGGTTCACGAGTTCGAAGTAGATGGTATCGCCGGCCTTCTTGGACAGGTTTTCCTTGACCTGGACGATGGCGTTCTCGTCCGTGCCCATGTAGCGGGCGAGTCGGTTCCCGCGGATGTATTCCGTGAAGTAATTATCGTCCCACTGTTTGACCCGCAATGCGGTAGGGACGGTGGTATCAGCCATGGTGGCTATCTCCGATCATTGATTCGTAATAGGGATTTCAGTGGGGGCGGACCCGCATAGACGGGTTCCGTCACCACAGGGGAGCTGTCAGAGTTGAGGGAGGCCGGAACAGCGGGAGGCTTTACGCCTCCCTTGGCCGCGAACTCCGCTTCAACTTCAGCTCGAATGGATGCTTTGAGCTTTTCTCGGTAGGCGACCGGATCGCCGTTCACCGAACCTAACTCGCGATGCAGTAGGCCTTGCTTATAGGCGTACTCTGCCGGGTTGCGCTCCTGCCGCAGACGCGCGAATAACGACGGGTCCGCTTCGGCCGCCTCCAGAAAGGCCGCCTGCATCTCGTCGTAATCCTTGTGTCGCTGGCGTGCGATCTCAGCCGTGAGATTGCAGCGCTCGACAAAGAGTGTTTCCTGCAGCTGTTCCCGTTCGCTTTTGAGGGCGCCGGGAAGATCAGTCCAGGGGTCAATCGGCTCTTTCTTGGGCTGCTCCAACTCACGCAGTCGCGCTTCTGCGGCCTGACGCTTCTCGCGCTCGGCCTGCATGGCCCTTTTGTAGGCTTGTTCCTTCTCGGACTCTTGGACTGGCGGGGTAGCAACAACCAGCGGTGCTACGACAGGAGGAGTT